AATAATCTTGCCATTATTATTAATACTAGAAGTCTGTGCTCCTAGTATTTATCAACTTTAATTATTATTTAAATGTTGGAGTTGATCCTCCATCATTTCTACCATCTTCAGCAAGACCAATTCTGAAGTCCTGAACCTGGAAGGTTACAGTGAATTCTTCAATAGTGTCAGTTGAATCATAGCTCAGATCAATTGCACCAACCTCAGTTGGGAAAATTCCAGTGAACTTATAAGATCTCAGAACTTGCTGATTCTTATTGTCTCTTGGATGTGATGTTGAATTTCTTGCATTACCTCTACCCAGTTGAGCAATGTAAGCATTTGCCATATAAGAGGAAGGATTAGTAACGCCTGTAGCATGTGACAGGTCATTAATTGTGTTCATCCAACCTTCAAAAGCACTTCTTAGGTTAAAGTCTTCATCATTGATGATGGTGACTGTCCAAGGTTCAAAGGTTCTGTCACCAGCAACTTTCAGGATTCTACCTCTGAAAGGAACTGGAATTTCAGCAACAGTTGAAGCAGGAAGTTGTGCTGCTTTACAAAGAAATCTGAAGTCCTTTCTTGTTGCATCATTCCAGAGTGTTGAAGCACCTGTAATACCAGATGGGAATGAGGGGATTGAAGCTTCAAATAGATTGGGGCGAGCACCCCCACCCCTTAATTGTGTCTTGAAATTATGAAGATTTTTTGTTGCAATGTTTGCCATTTGTGTTACCTCTTTGTGTTATTGACCACTAGTAATAAATCAGGTTCCAGTAACTTCAGTGAAGTTAATTCCACCTCTTGTAGCAACAAAGGTAAGAGTAATAAAGTTGATTGATCTTGCAGGTTGAATGAAGATGTCAGCTCTGAACTCATTGTTGTCAACAATATCAGCAGTATTATTTGTTTCATCACAAATGACTCTAAAGTCTTCAATTCCTCTCTGTGACTGAATATCAGTCAGGAAAGGTTCAACAATATTAATAAAGTTTGCTCTGGTTTCAGAGTCATTCAGTTCAAAAAGTTGATCATTTGCAGCAGTTTCAAGTGCTTGTTCAACTGTCAGGAATAGTCTTCTAACATTAATTCTATCAAAAGCAGACTTGTAACTAAGAGCAGTCTTGTCACCAAAGAGAATAGCACCAGATGCATTTTGGTTAATGATTGGATTAATTCTTGCTTTATAAAGTTGATCTCTCTGTGCTTTGTTGGGGTTGTATGCTAACTTAACAACATTGTTAAGAGTTCCTCTTGATTGACCAGCAGGTGAGAACCAAGGCAGATAAACAGTATTGTTTCTTGCCATGATACCAGCAACATCACCATTTAGAGGGATGTATCTGAACTCATTATTAAATCTGTCATAGACATACTTATAACCACTGTCAAGAACAGCAAAAGAAGAAGAACTAATCTGTGAATAATAATTCAGTACATTATTTGTAGCAGTAGTAGCGTTAGTAACGTTAACAACATTAGATCTATGTGGAGAAATCACTGCTTGACAATCTTTTCTTCCTTCAGCAATTGAAATCAGAAGATTTGCTTTAGATTGTGTTGAAAGTTGATCATTCATTGATGATCCCATCAACAGGAAGTCAAGAGAAATTTCATCTTTGTTTTCAAAGAGTTGATATCCAGTTAAGACATCACCAAGTGAAGATGCCATTCCACCAGATGCACTATAGTCAGCACCACCACCAAGTGTGTAAGAGACATTTCCAAGCACATTAAATGTAACTCCTTGTGCTTCAAGTCCCCAAGCACCAGCACCAGTGGTAACTTTAGTATATCCTGAGGAGAATCCACTTGCCTGAGCATTAAGTCCTCTTACAACATCAAAGGTTGAACCAGGATTAGCACCAGCAAAGATATATGATGAGTTATTTGCAAGATAGCTCTTGTAGTAGTTTCTGAGTGGAGAATTTCCATCTTCTTCACCATCAAGTGCCTTAGACAGGAAGAAGTTTGTCTCAAGGAGATTACCTTGTACACCAGTTACTGTTCCAAAATCATCAACAACTGCAATGTGCAATGCATCATTCTTTGCACTTCTTGTAGCAGCAAAGTTATTTGTTACAGGTCTTGGAGCAAGATTCTTCCAGAAAACAGTAGAATTTGTCAGACCCAGAGTCTGTTGATCATACCAGTCAACAGCTGTTGCTACAGTAGCAGTCTTGACATTAGCACCTGAATTTTCTACAAATGTAATTGTGTCAGCAGCTTCAATAGATCTACCAGCATTACCAACTTGATAAGTGATGGGATATTCAGTTCCAGAATCAGTTGTCATTCCAGAAACTCTGGAGACAATTCTTACGTCAATACTACTCTTCATGTTAGAGGTAGCATCAGTGGTAACACCAGTAATGATGCCTTTCAGATATCCAGTAAAGGATGTAGTTGTTCCAGCACCAGGTGTGTTAACTGAAGTTAATTGAACTGTAACACCAAATCCAACAGTTGCCCCAGCACCAACAGGACTTGTTGTTGAAATTCCAATTGTTTGGTCTGCAAAATTATCAATTGTGCAGACTTTAAGGTTTGTATTTATTTCACCTGCTTCTCTTGATGCATAGAAGAAGTCTGTGGCAGATGAATAATTTGCCTCATAATCATCGTAGTTTTTAATTTTTACATCTGTAGATGCTATTGAAACACCAGCATTTGCATTCTTCAGATTTGAACCATCTATTCTAACTACCTGGAGAGTTCCACCATATGATAGGAATTCAGATGCAACCATCCAATCCTCATAATGCTTATCTTTATCTTGGGGTTTGCCAAAGATATTGATAAGTTGACTCTGACTTGAAATCAGAACTGATTCTTCAATAGGACCACTTTTAAATGGTGCAGCGATTGCACCAACATTATCAAGAACATTATCAGCTCTACCAACTGTAAGGTCAACTTCCCTGACCAATACACCTGGAGATAATTGAGGAGTTGCCATTTAATTACTCTCCTAAAGTTCTCATGATTGACTAAAAATATTTATTGTTTTCAAGTGTTTCAGTGGGGAATGATGGAGTGAACCTTGGAATAATTCTTAATTACCAATCTGGATAAATTTCTTTAACAAAATTGTATGATATATTAGATTTTTCTTTTCTGGATTTTATAATTCTTTTTTTGCAGCATTCTTTGCATTCATAAGAGTAAGATGATACTACTGGTCCTCTATCTTTTCTTGTTCTATAAAATCCATCCACAAGATTCTTTTCTTCACCGCAGACTCTACATTTCCTTAAATCAAGAAGTAAATGACCAAGACAAAACTGTTCATCAAAATCCATTATTTTTGTTTGTGATTGTACTCTATTATAATTTTTTCATGTGTGGTGGTTCTATCACAGCAGATATAATGCTTTACTTCACCACCCAATATCTTACAAATATTCTTTAATTGTATGTCAACTGCAAATTTTTTGGTTTTATCATCCAACTGACTTTTATTTGATCCTGGTAAGTTAAAATCATTCATAAGTAATTACTATTTTGTTATCTATAATCCCACATATGTGACATATCACCATAAGCATCAGTGAACCATCTATCACCTTCATCATCTACAAATGTAGTATCATCAAGACCATCATTGATGAATCCAAAAGGTGCCATATCTTGCTCTATCTGATTCTTCTGCTCATCATATAATCTTTTTCTTACATCCTGATCAGTCAGTTCCTTAAAGTAATCTTGTGCTACCAACCAGGCGTAGATAACTAAACACATGGCAAGGTCATCATTACATCCTTCCTCTGCCTCAAATGAATTGTGCTTTGATACAAAGGTTGTAAGTTCTGAGATAATTTCATAGTCATTAATTAATAATTTATCTTCTTCAATAAGCGTTTTAAGATTTAAAGAACCCACTTTCTTAACTGTCTTAGACATCTTTAATCCAAGTTGGGTTTTTGATCCTGAAAATCCTTGTCCAACAATCTGTCCTGCCCTACCTCTCATTGAGCACATTAGTAAGTTTTGATATTCAAGGTCATATTGTAAAATACTAGCAACCTGATCTCCAATATCATTTACCTCACATAAGATAAATGCTTCATTATATTTTCTTGCTATTTCCCAAATTATGTTTGGGAAAAGCATTGGTTTAATGGTGTTATTCCTATATTTTGCAACTACCTTATGTGGAAACTCTGTGATATCTGTGACAATGAAAGCAGAGTAGTCATTACCAACTCCTCTTGCTACGTCAACAGACATCACATAATCATGTTTCTTCATTGGTGGTTCATATAAGTCTAATCCAGCATTTCTTTGAATGGGATTATCATATATTAGATTCTTAAGTTTACTTGGTGCAATAAGAGTGTCAACAGAACCTAGGAACTCACACTCAAACTCAATCTTAAACTGTTGTTCAGATGTATTCTTAATAGTCTGCTTCTTCCACTTATCATCTCTTCCAGGAACCTCAGACCAGT